TTCCGGCGTCGATTCATTCCTTGAAAAGAAGATGGATCGCATTGTATCTCTTTCCGGCATCCATGAAATCATCCTCAAAAACAAGAACGTTGGCGGTGTTAGTGCGAGCCAAAACACGGCACTTGAAACCTTCTACAAGCTGATCGACCGAAAGCGAAAGGAAGAATACAAACCAATCCTTGAATTTCTGATCCCGTTCCTGATTCAAGAACAAGAATGGAGTATTCAGTTTGCGCCGTTAAGCGTTCCCAGCGAAAAGGACCAGGCCGAGATCTTGAACAAGAATATTGATTCTTTGAGCAAGGCTATTGACGGTCAATTCATGGATACAGAGGAGGCGCGCGACACATTGCGAGCCATTGCGCCTAACGTTAAACTAAAAGACGGCAATAACATTAAATTACCTGAGCAGGACGTAGAGCCGGAGCCAGGAACAACCGAGGGTAGCAATCAATGATAGTGAAAGGCGTCGTTAAACAATGGCGCTTTCCTGAAGCAAGCGAGCGGCAATTGCGCCGCTCAATTCAGGAGGCGATAAGGGATCTTGTTGTGCTGATGCGCAGCAAAACAAAGGAAATGAAATTTGACGCGGACACCGAAGAAATCAACGCCGCAGAGGATGAGATTAGTAGCTTCGCGTTAAAGCTAATAGCTGGCATTGTCGCATCACTTCCGGCTATCGGCCTTGCTGTGTATAAATTCAACTCAAAGCAATTTATTAACGTAGCGAAATCAACGGGAGGCAAGTCAAATCCCGCCGTTATCATCCTTATGGCTATTGGGGCCAATACGAATGAGAGTTGGTATAGGACGCTATACGGTCAATGGCATGACATGACGATCGCATCTCTTCAAAAACTATTTGGAAACATCGTGTCTGACTGGTCAACCAATATTAGATCGGCAAACTTTCGCGGAATGAGAGATAGTCAGGTTAATGAATTGGCTGGTAAGAGATTTGCAGTGTATAGCTCTTGGGGTAAGACAAGGGCTGAAAATATCATAGGCGCTTGGAATAGTAGACTCATGCGCCAGCGTCTTTATGATGCAAAAGTAACTCATTATTTTTGGCATGGTATGCTTGATGACAGAGAACGATTGCAGCATGTACAATGGGAGGGTAAGCGCATTGCGCTAGATTCTGAACATGATTTTCCTGGTGAGCCTTTCGGTTGTCGTTGTTGGGCCATACCAGATTGGAACAGTTAAGAGGTGTTAAATGAAGGCAAAACAAAGATTTGATAGCGCCAAAGTAAAGGCGCACTTTGATGATAACGGGTTTTTAGTTGATCGCCCTATCGTGGCGCGAATTGGTTTACAAGTCTATCAGACTCCTTTCGGTGAGCGCAGAGAATTTCGTCCGGCGTCCGAAGTATTCAAGGCCGACTCGCTCGCCACCTTCGCAGGTAAGCCAGTCACGGTTGGTCACGTCACGGTAACGCCAGAAAACGCCGAAAAGGTTGTGGTTGGTTCTTGTGCTGGCGCTGGCGTGCCGAACGGGATCGGCGTAGAGGTTCCGTTAAGCATTTACTCAAAACGAGCAATCGAAAGCGCGAAGAAGCGAGACACGGCGGAAATTTCGGTTGGTTATACATCGGTTGATATTGATAAACCAGGCTGGGGCAATAATAAAACTGGTGAGTACGTTTTCGATGAGGATGTTAGCGAAGACTGGAAGCCTGATTCTCCTGATTGGGTTAAGTTTGATGCAATCCAGACTGAAATCAAGGTAAACCACATCGCGTTAGTTTTCCGAGGTCGAGCTGGCATTGCAAAATTAAACCTTGATAGCCAGCAAGATTTTCCGTATAGTGACGACGTTATTAACAACAAAGAGGATCAAATCATGACTGTAAAAATTAAACTGGATGGCGCTGTAGAGTTTGACGTGCCAAAAGCAGTTGCGGATCACATTGAATCACTGAAAGCTGATGCAAAAGCACAGAAAGAAAAGGCGGACGGCCTGGAAGCTGAGCGAGACGCACTGCAAACCAAAGTAGATGGCATTCAGGATCAGATTGATGCCGCAGTCAAGAAGGCCAAAGAAGATGCCGAGCAATATGCTCAATTAGTGGCAGACGCTAAAGAGTTAGGCATCAAGTGCGACGGCCTGGATGCGAAAGCAATCAAGGTTGCATACATCAAAGAAGTTATGGGTAATGATGTTTCTGATAAAGCTGATGCCTATATCGAAACAGCTTTCGACATCGCCAAAAACTCTGATAAAATGGCGGCGCAGCGTAAGAGTATTAAAGGTGACTCTTTCGCTAATGAAAAACAGGATGACGCAGGTTGCAAGCTGAATCCTAACGCTCGTTTTGAGAAACTGAAATAAGGAGTAATTAAAATGGCTAAAATTGGAGCAAGTTATTTTGACACTATGGCGCGCGCGCTTCCTGGTCAGGTATCCGACACGTCGGCATATAACATCGACGGCGCTTGCGTTCTTGACAAGGATGATGGAATCGCTATCCCCGTTGGCGTGGCGGTAAAATTAAAAGGCGTAGATTCTATGGGTAACAAACTTATCGACGCCATCACTTCAAGCGCTGACGTTCCTTATGGTGTTGCTATTCGATCGCACTTCCAGACAACCGGAGAAAACGGTCGTATGGTTTATGAAGTTGGTGGAGGCATCAACGTCATGACTGAGGGTAGAGTTTGGATGATCGTAGATGATTCCGATAAGGCAAAAACTCCACAATATCGCGAGCCTGTGAAAATTGATGATTCCACAGGATTTGTTAAAAGTTCTGGAGCAATTACAACGAACTGGATCTTTACTGGCGATAAAACAACTTACGGTTCTGGTCAGGATGTGATTACATTGTTTGAAGTTCAGGTCTTCCCAAGCTAAAATCAAGGCGCTCGCTTGAGCGCCTTTTTTATTATGTAAGGAGAAATAAAATGGCTAAAGATTATTCATCTGTTATGGGTCTTTCTTGCCCTGGTTGTTTGGTTGATTCTACTCGCTACAATATTGATGGTACTGGCGTTTGTGGTTCTGAATCGATCATTGCTGGTAAGGTTGTTTTCTTTAAGGAGAGAATCGGCGGTTACAACATATTTGTTGACCACAAAGAGGAGGACGCTGTGGTTGCTGGTGTTGCTATAAGGAGCAATATCACAACAACAGCCAATGAGGCTGACGGGTACTCTGACTACAAGGAAGGCGATTCTATTAACATTTTAACAAGAGGGGTCGTATGGTGTCTGACTCAAACGATTGACTCTCCTCCTGAGCATGGGGATCTTGTTTATGTTAACAATGATGGTTTTGTAGCCAAGAGTGATGGCGATGAAATCGTCGATGGCTGGGTTTTTACTGGTGACTTCTACAAGTTTGATGAAACAGTGAACATAGTCGGAGTCAGAATAACGCCGCTTCATCATAGAAAATACCTTCTTACTGGTGCGATTATTGAGGCTGAAAATGGATACATAGAGGGCACAGAGACGATCAACAACGTTCAATTAAAGGTAACGGTTGTTCCGACTTGGGCCGATGACAAAACGGGTCAGTGGACAATTACAAATCCACAAGATCCAAAGGTTGCCAGTGTTAGCCGCACAGGTCTTGTTGTTCCTACTGGTGTAGGAGGAAGAGTTAACGTCAACTGGACTGCTAATGATGGTTCTGGAGTTGCTGACCAGTTTGATATTGTATTTACGAAAACCGCTGGCGAATAACTAATAGCATAAAAAAACATTGCACGTTTAACAAAAAGTGCTATCATCTAGGCCGTTACATTTAACGGCCTTTTTTATGGAGGAAACAAAATGGCTAAAAAATATGATGAACTAGATGCTACGATTGTAGCGAATCATTTGCAGATTCAGGGTGTTAAGACCGACGCTTCTGATATGGGTATTTGGACCGCTCAAGAGCTACACAAGATCCGCTCTACCGCATACGAGAAAGAGTATCCGGCAGGTTCCGCGCTTCGCGTATTCCCTGTAACAAACGAGCTTTCTGATACTGACAAGACTTTCGAATATCAGACTTTTGATAAGGTTGGATACGCGAAAATTATCGCCGACTACACCGATGATCTGCCGACTGTGGACGCGTTGATGACTTCTGAGTTTGGCAAAGTGTTCCGCATGGGTAACGCTTACCTGATCTCCATTGATGAGATTAAAGCAGGTCAGCGAACTGGCAAGAGCCTGTCAACTCGCAAGGCTAACGCTGCGCAAAATGCGCATGATCAGTTGATTAACTTCCTGGTGTTCAAAGGTTCCAAGCCTCATAAGATCGTTTCCGTTTTCGATCATCCTAACCTTACGAAAATTGCATCCAAAGGCTGGATGAGCAATGACGGCAATACCAAGTTCCCGCAGGTAGCAAGCGATGAACTGGAGGCCGCAATCGAAACGATCGAGGAAGTAACAAAAGGCCAGCACCGCGCGACTAACATCCTGATCCCGCCGTCCATGCGCAAAGTCCTGACGGTTCGAATGGAAAATACCACTGAAAGTTATCTGGAATACTTCCAGAAGCAAAACGTCGGTATCACTATCGACTCTATCGCAGAGCTTGAGGATATTGACGGCAAAGGTACGAAAGGTTGCTTGGTTTACGAAAAAGATCCAATGAACATGAGCATTGAGATTCCAGAAGCGTTTAACATGCTTCCGGCGCAGCCAAAAGACCTACATTTCAAGGTTCCTTGCACCTCCAAGTGTACTGGCCTTACGATTTATCGTCCGTTTACGATGGTGCTTATTACTGGCTTGAAAAAGTCAGCTTAATCAGATAACATGGGGAGCCTTAAGGGTTCCCCTTTTTTTTTATTTATGGAGTACACAAAATGAGCAAAACTTTAAAACTTAAAGTAACTGGCATTTGCATGATTATTATGGACGGTAAACGTTATCATCCTGAGATCGGAAGAGCGTCGTGTAGGGAAAG